GCAACGCTCGAAGGGTGCATCACTGTTGATGTAGTTGTAGGTATCTTCAATCTTCTTCAAGGTTTCTTCTTTGTCTACCTCACTGGCAGAGACATACTTGAAGTCACCATTAGCTTTGTTGATTACCCACCAACCACCAACGTCTTTGTCTGCAGCCTTAGCGTAGCCTACAAGTTGAGACACATAGCCAAACGTATCGTCACTACTCAAGGTATGAAAGTCTGAGAACTTATGTTCGAAAGACCAAGGAGATGCAGACTTTACATCGTCTACCTTACCGTCAAGCACCATGTCGTACTCTCCGCTAATCTCCTTACCTTCTCCTAATTGTAATGCAACTCTTTCGTTATCCTTGAAGTCAACCTTAGCTGCACGTAGGATACCTTTGAACACAGCTTCTACAATATCACCAATCATCATGTTGATCTTGAAAGAGATTGGCTTAGTGGACTTGTGATCTGGGTTATTCTTCTCCATCCAAAGCTGACAGGTAGGACGCCCAATGTTGGACATCCTTAGTTTAAACTCACGCTTCTTAGTGTCATCCTGAAACTGCTTTGATAAAGCCTCTTGTACATCTGATGCTACTTGTTTGATAACTTTGTCAGACATAGAGGCTTTACCATCAAGCACATCCCTAAGGAATGAGTGAACAGCTAACTCTGCTTTATGCTGCATTACTCAAAGTCCTGCACGTCAACGATGTTAGCTACGATCTCTGCGTCTTCATCAGAGATACGCTCTACGTTATTCTCTTCCCACTTGTTAAGGACGTACTCGTTGCTACGTTCAACGTAATCAATGAAGTTACCTAGTACTTCGTTGTCACCTTCAGCGAAGCCAACAGTATCACCTAAAGATGCGCTGATCACAGCGAACTTGTTACCGTTTGGCATTGATCTGACCTCAGGAGTCAGGGTAATTAAGTTCTCCACAGGAGATATACGTTTGCCCATAAGCTTTCCTATTGTAGTATCAATAGACTTGAGGCTTTCTCTGTTCTTAACATCAAGTACTATTGGTACTTCACCGTTGTGTTCTACTACAGGTTCACCGCCTTCAACAAATGGATCAATAAAGGTAGCTAAACCCATGAGAACTTTGACTCTGCTTACGCTACGTATATAGTCTTGCTGATCTTTAGGTAGAGCATTGAAGTCCTTAATGTAACCTGAGGGTCTACCTAAGTTAAACGTACCAAGTGTGTCCTTGAGATCTGCATTAAGGTTTGTAGACATTACAGTACGATGGAAGGCGTTGTTTACACTATCCCACTTCTGCCAACGCTGACGTTCAACAAAGAAACGTACAGCCATACCACGAGAGAGGAACTCATCGTCGCCTTTCTTGATCTTAAACACTGGTGAGTTTGCTACCTTACCCTCTACTACTTCTTGGATCACCCCTGTAGATATACGGTATAAGTCTACTGATGCACCTGAACTCCCAGCGCTGGGTGAGAATCCCATAGCATCTGCAAGGTTCATATTCTCTACACTAAGTGGGACTATATTGTTCATTCTTTATCCTTTCTTTAAGTTAGAAGCCATGTTATACCACTAAACGTCAACTGTGTCAAGCCAATTGTTTCCTATCTTTGCTTCCAATAACATAGGCACATTCATCTTGACGTTGTATGCTTTCTCTATCAACTCCTCTAAGCTACCATTAAGGTCTGTAACTATTTGTAATACTTGGTCTTTCTCATCTGGATGTACGTCTATAACCATAGAGTCATGCACACTATTAACAATGCAAGAGTGTAAACTATTTAGTCTAGCATCCATCTCGTTGAGTACGACAGGTACAACATCACCTGTAGCGAAGCCCTGCACAGGATAGTTCTTGATCATCGTGAAGTGTGACGGTGTACCGTTAGCCCTGCGTATAACCTCAGGGAAAGCGTACTGTCTGCCACTCACGTTAGTTATCTTTTGGAACCTGATAGCTTCATCACCTAGTTTCTTATGCCAAGCTGCGATACCCTTGTACTTCTCTGTGAAGTGCTCGTAGTATGCAGCCTCTGCTTTACTCCTGCCGTAACCTGTAGCCCCAAAGAGAGGAGCGAAGGTGTGAGCCTTAGCCTCTTGGCGTGACGTAGGTTGCCCTGCATCAGAGATAACCTTGGCTGTATAGGCGTGTACGTCAAACCCTGTGTCTATCTCTTGCATAGCTGTGCTGTCTTGTGCAAGGAACGCTGCGACACGAAACTCAAGCTGGGCAAAGTCACACTCCATGATGTAACCTCCATCCCAACGAGAGATGAACACACGTTTTACAGGGAAGGTTCCCCCTCTGGGCATGTTCTGCATGTTGGGATTGCGTCCAGAAAATCTACCTGTACTGGTGACATGCTGGGTAAGGTTGACGTGTAGGAATCCATCTTGTTTAGTGTAGGTGGAAATACCATCCACAAAACTACTGAGATAACTACTAATAGCAGAAAGCCTTTTAACATCCTCAAGGAATGTCTTGGCAGATTCCATGCCGTTGTTGTTAGCGGTAGCAATAAGCGCATCTAGTTTATCCTTTCCTGTAGCGAAGCCGTTGTAGCTGATCCACTTGCGTGACGGTGGGGGGTTGAACCCTAAGCCAGCCATCTCTTTAGTCTCTTTAAGTTTGTAACCTTTACCGCCACAGTCCTGACATGCATTGCCTTTCTTAAAAGGTGTACCGTCTTTCTTGATCTTGTATGTCGTACCTGTACCGTTGCATGTACCACAGTGTAAAGGTATTGTCTTCAGCATAAGACTACTGTTAGCTTCTATGATTGACTTGTAGTCTGCTGCTGTGTCGGCGTACTCAAACAAGTCGGACCATTCTTTCTTGTTGTGTATCCTACGGCTGAAGATAACCTGTGATAGTTGCTCTGGTGAGTTAAGGTTTATGGGCGTTCCTCCCATGAGTGTTCGCACTCTTTTATACAACCTGGACTCGATCTCTTCTTTCTCTCGCTGGAACTCATTTCGGACATGTTCGAGGGCGGTACGATCCACCCTGATTCCAGACATGTACATTCTTCCCAAGGTGCGGCAGGTACGGAAGGTAATGTCCTGTATACTTCTGAGGGAATGGGAGGCGGGGTCAGCGTAGTCCTTTTCGATTGACTTGTACAACTCACCAGTAGTACGCAAGTCAAGCTCAAGATAGTGGCTGAGCTTTTCCAATGGTATTTCATTTGTGTTGTATCCTTTCTTGTAGTATTGTTTTAGTGTGTCATCCTTCTGATGTTCTAAGTTTCTACGCAAAGCACACTGCTCTAAGCTGAGAGGTAGCTTGTTGCCACGCTGCAAGATGTACTCTGATAGCATGGTATCGTATATCTTACCGTCATACTTAAAGCCACTAGCCCACAGCCACGACAAGTCGTACTGTAAGTTGTGTCCTATCAGTAGGGTTGTTGAGTCAAGCCATCTCTGTAGCTTGCACTTGTTCTCTGCTGCATCGTTTCTCTCTGCGTGATCAAAGCAAAGCAATGCCTTGTCACCTGTCTCCAAACACAATACACCTACTTGTGTCAGTGTATTGCTAGGCTCAAAGGGATCGTTGAATATCTTACCGTTACGTAAGGTAATACTGTTCTCTACATCAAACACTCTTCTCATTATGATTTATACCTTGACCTTTCTCCATCTAACTCACAGTGTATTACTCCATGCCAGCCACCACGTAGCTTGTTCTTAGCTATGTTCAAGTGGCGCTGGGGATCTTGTTCGTCTTGACCTTGTACTTGAGGGTTCTTTGAGATCAAGACCATCAAGTCACTCTCTGCTGCCTTACCTGTCTTACTCCCTTCCATCATTGATTGATCTACCATAACTTTACCTTCAGCTTCAGCAGATAGTTGCGACATCCATATGATAGCACAGTCGTATTGCTTAGCTATGTTACGTGCATGGATAGCTGCCTCTTTCAGGTAGACATGAGACTCAGCGCTACCCTTGCTTGCAAACTTATCACCCATGTCAAGCACCAAGATGTCAGGCTTGTACGCTTTTACCATAGCTTCTACCCAAGACATATCTTTACCTGTACTATCGTATACTTTGATGTTATCTTTAACTGGTTTGTATCTTGTGTTAGCTAAGGCGTAGTTACCTTTGACTTCACTCATTGACATGTTTGTGGCTGCGCTAAGATACCTAGCACCTACACGGTGATACGCTTCTTCGTTACACAGGATGATACACTTAGCGCCTTGACTTGCGAACCCACCGTCAGAGGCAATGAGAGAAGCGTGGAAGCTAGTCTTACCTGTGTTTGGCCTTGCACCTACAATAACTAAATGACCACCACTGATACCCTCTACCCTTCTTGAGAGAGAGTGTATGTTGAACTTCCACTTAGCTTGGATAGCTTCTTTCTCTAGCAGAGTATCAATAGATATGTCACACCAATCCACTTTCAAGTTAGGCATGAAGTCATCTTGGTAGTCCTGTATTATTTTACGTACTGGTTCCAAAGACTTCTCTGCTCCGTTGACATACTGAAAGCCAAGCTTTGCTATCTCCTCTCCGACTAACTGTTGGAACAGTTTTGATAGTACCTCTTGTGCTATGTCTTTGGAGAGGGGCTGCTCTTTGTTTATCTTTCTGAATAAGTCCTTGTACATATCCTTGTTGGATGTAGTCAGGACATTACGTGTAAAGAACAGAGCTTCTAGTTCAGCAGGTGTAATGTTCTTATCGTACTGCTGCATAGCGTAGTCTAGTGTGTTCTTTATCTTACGCACTTCTTTAGTGAACAACTTGTCAGGGGTACGGATACCCTTGTGGTCTTCATAGAAGTCCTTATCAAGTAGTGTTCTTATTAATGCTAGTTCCACATCTCACTCCTCATTCAAACAAAATTCACACCATGTGTTAGGCGTAGGGCAACCACAGCTTACGCAAAAGTTAAACCCTACTGTGTTGTATGCTTCTTTCTCTTTAGCTCTTTGCCTTTCTTCCTTAGTCATAGGGCGTATCTCTCTTAGTGGGATACCGAATGTATACTTACCTGTCATGCAAGGTTCTCCGTTTTATCCTGGCTATCCTGTGACCATTCAGAAGATACTGGTGGATTGTTCTCACCATAGTTGCCATACTCGTCAAACCTCTCATCCTTATTGTACCTGATGTGATCCTCAATGAAGTCATACACTACACCCATGTCAAGCTTGGCTGCTGCACAGTACATCACTAGCTTCAAGCCTTCCTCTGTGAGTAGGCCACGGGCATGTGCGTCCATGTGAAACTTAAATGTTGCACTACCATCTTCGTGTTCCTCTACGGTTTCAACACCAATGATACCTGCGTCTTTACTCATAGTTTTTCTCCACTAATGCTGCCCACGATACAGGAAACAACCTACGCATTCTGTCACTGATCTGTGTAGCAACAAACCTTGTCTCTGCCTGTGTGTCAAAAGCACAACGCAGGTTACACATATCAGCAAAGGCATCAAGTGAACCTGACCAGTACCACTCAGTCATCATGCTCTGTGGTAGTACCATACGTGCTTGCTCTGGTGCTACTCCTTCAACAAGTAGGTTGTTGTAAAGGGCTAGTACCGCCTCATTGATAGTGGTTTCATTGTCATCTGCATGGAAGAAACTTTCCAGTGGTTCAACAACACCACTAGAACCCTGTTTCTTGTCAGCACTACGGCCACGCCATACATCAGGCTCGTATAACTCTGGCTCATCATCCACATACCTACGGCTGATCTCATTCCAACGTAAGAACTTATGCTTGACTAGCTGACGTGCTACAAAGACTGGTGCCTTGATATGGAAGCTGGCAAAGCAATGTCCAAAGGGAGACATGTGTTTATGCTTTGCAAGATAGCGTATAAGCTTCTCATCCTCTGGCTTGGTGTACATGCGGTCTATCTTCTTACCAAAGCTTACTCGTGCCGCATTGACTACTGACATGTCGCAGCCCATGTG